GTGAAGGACCTGGTTCTCCTGAAGCTTCATCCTCAGCAAGATCCGCTAGAGCCTCAGAATCCAATAATCCTCCAGACAGGTTACTAGTGTACTTTTGCTTATAAAGATCTGGTCCGGAAGAACTTATATCATCTATTCCAGAAGTCCTTTCCGATGATTGGTCAGTGAGCCAATCGTCCAGTGCCTCCGAATCCATCTCATTACGATCTAACTCAGTCTCATTCTCCCCTGCGATTAGATCTTGAAAAGCAGTTTTATCTGATGCTTTATCTGTGAGGTAATCATCCATTGACTCTGAATCTACCCTTCCTAAAATAGAATCCTTATAATTATCGCTAACATCAGAAGCTGCACCTTGCAGAAATGACGATCCGCTACTCCCCCAGGAATCTCTATTTTCATTCCTATCAACGTGCTTAATATAATTCATGGCCTCCCTACCCTCTGCTGGGGTATATTGATAACTATCCGGCTTGCCCTTCGCAGTAAAATATTGCCTTATTTTTTGTTCATACTTCCCTCCTGGTCCCGAAAACTTTGTTTCCAATCGGCCATGTGAACCTGGGGATGAACTAAATCTTTTTGTTGCCATAATTTCTCCTTTAGCTAAAATAGTCCACCAGCAGCACCCGCAGCAGCGCCCCACGGATTTCCTCCAGAGGCTAACCATCCAGAAGCCGCTCCGGCAATAATTCTTCCGAACTTATCCTTCTTCTGATGTTGTGGAGCTCCGGTTGTGGTTGTGGTTGATCCAGTAGGCATAGTCCCAGCAATATTTGCAGCCGAGGCTAGTTTGTTCTCACCCCAATCTCTCTCTTCGTAGAAATCACCCATTGATTCATCCAGGACATTCTGATCGCGACCCTCAACATCTGCACCCACTCCGGAGAGCATATTAATATCCGCAGCAGAAGCATTCCTTCCAGCGTTTGTTCCAGCTATCTGCACTCCAGCACCACGCAAGTTAACATCTTGTCCTGCCAGTCCAGCTTGCTGATTGTATCTCCCCGCTTGTTGTGCCCGTTCCATATCAGATTGTTTCATTCCTGCGGCTTGTGCGTAGGATCCTTCCAAGGCTCCAGCAACTTGTTGCCCAAGACCTCTCTGTACTTCAGCAGACATCGCTGCATTCTCGAGAGCTCCGCGTGAGCCCATTCCTGCACCCGCCATCTGATGCTGAGCCTGTAATGCTCCTCTTTGTTTCTGCATCGTTCTCATGGCATTGTCTTGCATTCCGGAGATAACATTGGAGGTATGTGGACTCATATATTCATCAACTCCTTTACCTCCCAGGAACGATTGTTCCTTGACCTGTTCAGGAGTATATCCAGATACATCCTTACCAACTCCCGCAGCTTCCCCGTATGCAGTCTGACCAGTGCCTTGCATATCTTGTACACCTTGCCTTGCGTCCAAGGTCTGCTGAGATGTTGCAGCGATTCTTTGCTCTGGCGTCAATGTTGGTGCTACATACTCCTTGTCAATCAAATCGGATGCACCTCCTGCAATCTTCTTCTGGATTCCATATGGATCATTTGGATCAGTCACTGAACCAGGCCCCGCTGGTATTCGAGTCTCGGATCCTCCTGCCAAGGGGTTAGGTATTCCAGGTATTCCACCACCCCCATCAGAAGAAACTCCTCCTCCATGTACCGGATTTGCTAACGTACCCCCTGCCGCGACTGTCGCATGAGTTGCATCTTGTGTTGCCCCTGAGACAGTATTGCCAAATGCGTTCACAACATCTGGAGTAGTGCTTCCCCCGTACTCTGTAGGATTTGAAGATGCATAACTCCTAAGTCCAGATTTGGTTTTCTTCCCTTTGCCACCCATGCCTTTTAGCCAGGATGCTTCCTGGGGATTTATAAATGCAGGGAACTCTCCAGGTGGGGCGTTCCTACTTAATACATTTCCTGCTTGTCGTGCGTTCATATTGTTCCTTTAAACGTATGGGTTCGTTGAGGTTACTGGTCTGTTCGCTACAGTTGTCACGGCAGTAGCAGTGAGTGCTCCTGCATCCGATACTACAATCTTAAAATAACTGCCATTCGGAGATCTAAGTACAATTGATCCCTTGTCGAAAACATTGTCCCTGGATGTTTTTGCAGTGATTGCTTCTTCCGCAACTATTAACGATGAGAGGTCATACATATACTCTGGCTCATATTCCTTGGGCGGATTCGGTAATGGCTTTTGTGTTCTCATCTTTCTCCTGAAGCTGCTGCCATAAAACGGACCTCTCCAAAACGCCACTCTTGATCGAAGGGACTAGAAACCTTCAAAAATGTTTGTCTATCAGTGAATCGGCAATCCGTGTATCCGTCCCCCTCTAAAGTAAATGGTCCATGCGTTGTGCCTGGAGCGTCTGGTGTTTTACCCGTTACGACTTCCAAGCGTAGTCCATTGGTCCCGGCGTCAGTATCGGTCAGAATTTGTTTAACACTCATCATCTTATTTCCACCCGCAATTTCTATTGCTCCAGTTTCTGCATAACAGAGATGATTCTCTGTTGCGACGTTTGGATGTGTATCTGTAGAAACACCCTTGGCCACTACTCTGTTTGCCTTGGCAGATAAAGTAGTCACATCAGTAGGAGCAATCACGGTTGTATCCCTGGGTATTGGTGTGGATTGGGTATCGGGATCCATTTCGTGGCGGTAAAGGTATCCGTCGGATCCAGCCCAAACTGGGTATCCTAGAGCATCGCTCGGCTCCAATGCAGTTCTTTCCAATTCTCCGGTCACCCAATGCTGCTCCCGGTATGAGTAAGTCACATACCGTGTACAAACTGAGTCTCCTTCCCTGGGGTAGAACCACGAAATTTCACCGAAGTCAGAATTATGTCCGGCGGCAATCAAACCCTCAACATCCAGGTTAATATCTGCGAAAACATAATCTGCTACCTCACAACTTAGCTCCTTGATATATCCACCTGTATATGACCAGAAACGTCCCCTGCTCATCCAGGCTACAAAGTCCGCAGATCCGGCGATACATTTCATGCCTACAGGCCCTCCTCCCTCGGTCAAACGCTCTGTCCCGTACACATAGGGGGGGCCTAAGTAATTTGTGCGCCAGACGTCCGAGGTTGTAAAAATCAAAACGCCATAGCGAGTTTTAAATCCGCCAATGATCCTACCTTTTGTTTGTAGCTCCAGGTCGCCTGCGGTATTGACTAAACTGGGGGTGAAATCTGTGAGGCTTTCCTGGGATCCCCATTGAATTTTTCTCTGAGCTCCTCCAGGACCAAGGATCATTATGTGTCGTTCCGGTGTAACCAGGACCGCAACATTTGAATTTGTTGGAACTCCCGTGGATCCACCCAATGTCTGCAATGCTACTGGTGCAGTTGCTGTTTGTGTAGCATTATTAAATGACACTCCGGAAACGTCTAAGTACCAGATCGTTCCTTCTCCAGTATGACAGGCTAAAAGATCATCGCCGAAGTTATCAAAACTTACCACCGGGGAAAAATTGTCTCGAAATGCATCCGGATCAGTCACCCCGCTATCAACCGGAGGATATCTGCAAACCCCGTACAGATCTCCTCCGGGTGCTATACCTATCTCCGTTGTCCATGAGTGTGTGCCAGTTCCTGCATCTGTCCAAGCTATAGCAGTGCCGCCCGAAGATGGTGCTAATTTAAAATTATCAGTTGTTTTATCTCTAACATAGTAATCAGTTGATGCAGTCAGTCCCGATGGTAATGTCCCCGTAGTTGATACTTGTACTCTTCTTGTATCTAGCAGACCGTGGGCTGTTGAAGTAATAAGCAATCCCGATGAACTGCTGGCCGTAAATGTGGCAGTAGAACTACCAAAATTTGTAATTCCAGTATCACCTCCATATTCAAGAGCTCCATATCCCAAACCAGATATTTGGAAATCATCCTGGGACGCGAAGGGTATGGCAGACCCCGGTGAAGAACTAGGTGTCACATCGTAAATGGGCGCGTTAACACCCGCACTCTGTGATCCATCCCAAAGTCTCAGAGATTGAACAGAACCAACCGCCAGGTATCTTACTCCAGTGGATAGTCTCCAGGAGTGTAGTCCTCGTATGGGATCAACTCCGGCAAAGAAAGTTGGTGTTATCACCGCACCACTTCCTGCTGAACCAGAAGCAGGAGTAAGAGTGATTGTAGGTGCAGACGTAAAGCCAGTACCATTAGTGGCAATTGCCACTGTAGCAATAGCGCCACCTGAAACTGTATACGTTCCCGTAAAAGATGATCCAGCCCCACCGCTGAATCCTAGCGTCCCACTCCCCACGTACCCTGTTCCCGCTGTTGTGATTGTAAGCGTTTCTATTCCACCCTTCTTGGTGATCTGAGTTTCTGCCAGGCGTTGCCAACCTCCAATAGGCCGCAGCCTACCTTCAGAAAACCTAACCAGGTTTCCACTATACCAGCGATTCTTTGCCTGGTACTGGGTCCCATTCTTGAAGAACCCTGGAGCAATTTTAATTGGAAGTAGTGCCATTCTTTTTCTTAACTTTTACTAAAAAACATCGATACCCTGGAATCCGGTAAGTCATAATAGTTTCCACTTTATATTTTCTGGACTGGAGACTGGACATTACAAACTCTGATTAATTTTTGACCCATTGCCTTAGTCTCGTTGTCACTCAGTTTATTAATATGTGAATGTGAGTGATCCATTCGCATTTGATCTAAATAACAATCACACATCTGACCCACCAGGGGTAGGGGGGTAAATGGTGATTTCATCCGAAAGTTCTGGTGGCAAAACGCCCACAGTCCCCGAAGCTCTAGAGTTGGGTAATCGC